ACTTGGGATTCTAATCCAGATAAACTATGCAAACGTTCTTGTACAAAAATTAATAATGGGCTAACAACATTTAAAAATCAATGGACCAAGGAATTTATACTACGATGAAATCAGTGATAAGTAACAGCATGACAAGTCCACAAAAAGCCAAAGGATCCGGTTTCGAACGAGAAATCGCTAAATATCTCTCAGAGAAATACAGTGAATCATTTATTCGTGCGCCAGGATCCGGAGCATATGTGGGCGGTAAAAATCAAATACGCAAAGAAGTCTTGCATGAGGGTCAAATTCGTTCTTTCAAGGGCGATGTTGTACCCGGTCAATCATTCAAACGAATGAATATAGAGTGCAAATTTTATGCTGATTTTCCGTTTCATCTGTTACTTACAGGGGATTGTAAAGTAATCGATGCTTGGATAGACCAACTCATGGATGTTGCTGATGAAGATGACGTAAACTTATTGTTTATGAAATTTAATCGCAAAGGTCGTTATGTTTGTGTACAAAGCAAACTAACATGGGTTAGTGATAATTTCGTGTATTATACCTCTAAAAAACACGGTGATTGGACAATCTTTGAATTCGATTCATTCTTTGCTCTAAACACAGAACTATTAAAAACATATTCAATATCAACAGACACAACGTCAAAACCAAATAATCTCCTCACAATCAATACCTAATATATAGTAAAAATTTGTTGTCTGAGTTTGTCAGACCTCCTTGAAGATGCTTGAAAGATAGCTGATGGATCTGGAGTAAGCGTACACGTATACGTGTATGGAATACCGAGAAGGCAATCGACAAAAGCGAACCTTCAACAAGTCTGTATCTACTTTGTCTTGATGATACAGAATGTGCGTTACCGAAGCGTCAATTGAAAGAGCATTGACAGACTTCACTACAGCCTATAAACTTTACAGGGTAACCGGTAGCATATGATAGCAGAAATAGCTAATTATATGAGGATAGACAACTAATGGATGACGGTCGTGCAAAACAACCCTTACCTAAGGTAGTGCAAAATTTGCACTACCATGGCTTCAAATCGGCAATCATACCCGTATAGAATTAGAGTTAAAAGAATCTTTTAGAATAAACCCAAAGAACGAACGAAGTGAGTTCTTAGATGAACGAAGTTCATCTTTACAAGAGATGCCCGATGTGATAAATGAACAGTTACGGGATTAGTTAGAAGAAAGCCATTCCTGACTTCTTAGTAGTTTCTAAGTTTTCTTCTACTAATTCCAGTACACATTTACGTTCAAAGTCAGACATATTCATTATGTCATCATAGGTCGCACCACCCCGCATGTACCAAGATAGTTTGATAGCGGATCGTTTGATATCTTCAGATTCTTTATCTAAATTATCAATGAGCTTCTGTACCCCGCTGGGTTCTAATGTAAGAAGCCTTATGCGAAAAAATCTGTAGGGTTAAGAATTAAGCTCTGGTCGTAATCATGTTGGCAGTGAATGCATTTCATTTTCAATGGCTTAATTTCACTAGATTCACGCATCTTAATAGCATAATTACGTAGTGATTCAAATGTCTGCTTTTCACAGTTCTTTAGGAAGTCAATGATGAATTCCTTTTCAGCTACAACTGCGCTAGGTGTAGTGATACTTTCAATCGTTTCGGATACCAATGAAACACTTAAGTCATTTAACTTCTGCATAGTTTCATTGGATTTTTGTTTTTTTACATTTTCATCTTCAATATTATCCAAACCCATTACAACAGTTTGTATCTCAAATTGTACTTGATTGATTTTATTGATTTGTTTATATGCTAATGGTTTGAACTTGAACGATAAGTCTTGTAGAATCAGTGGCTCATCATACTTACCTTTTTGTAATGTACCTAACAGATTACCTAAGTTGATACCATAACTTGCTTCTTCTTCACATGCTGGGCATTTGCTAGTAATATCCATGTTGTTACCGTTCGTTGCAGTTCTGATAGCAACTAATATAGGATCTAAGTCAATTAATGGAATCTCCCAGGGGTCTTTGATAGATGGAATACAGCTTTTAATAATCTCAACAACAGCACTCCCGTTAAACAATGCGTCTGGAGTCTTTGTAGTAATTTCATCTACTGCTGTCATTGGATATACAGCAACTTCACCGTTAACCGGAATATCAACTGCTCCATGTGGATAATATTTGCCTCCGCTAGGAAGTTTTAAATAAATTGCAGGTCTACGAAAATATTGCTTTAGTGGGTTATTATCCATATATGTTTCTCCAAAATGTGTGTACTTTATTAATTCATAAATACATTAGAAGATATTTAGTGGTAAAAAACAGGGTAAAAATATATTATGTCAATGGATCCTCAAACAGTCAGAGAGTTAGATAATGGTTTCACAGATTTAAACACTGCTGTTCGCCAAACCGACCAAACTTTCTTAGATGTTCTGGGCCCAATGGCTGCTCAAATTAAAGAGAAATTAGCAAAAGAAAATAAACAAGCAGCCTTAGACCAAGACAATGTAACTAATAGTTTAGAAAATTCCTATAGCAAAACTAAACAATTAGCAGACAAACAACAAGCACTATATCAACAACAGCTTCAACGCCGCGGATATGATATTGACCAAAGTGGCAAAGAGGTCAAAACAACAAAAGAATTATCTATCAATCAGAAAGCATTATTAGAAAGACTAGATAAAACAATTGCTAAAGAACATGCATTAATACAAGCAACTGATAAACCTGTAGAACAATTTAGAGCCTTAGCAGGTAGTGTAAACAGTATTAGTGGTATCTTTGAAAAATTACAAGATAAGATGTTTGAGATGACTGGCAAGAGTATTGGCGGCGCCATTGCACTACAAGCTAGTATTTCTGCAATAACAGGAATTACAAAAGCATTTGGAGTAATGGCAGAAGCTATTCACAACGGTGAACGTGGTGCAAGTGTAGGTGCAAAAGGTGCTAGAGAATTTAGTGATGCAGTAACTAAAGCCGCATATGGTATTGCCGCGGCACTATTAATATTACCATTAGGTCCTGTATTAAAAATTGCCGGAGTAGCATTGGCTGCAGCCGCAGCCGCAATGGAAGTTGCTACTAAACTCACGGAGATGGGTGCCAAACTTAATGATGACTTATATAAATCGTATGGTCAATTAAGTGAAAAGGGTTTAACTACTGCAAAAGGAATGAGTGGTCTTTATGATTCACTTCATAAAGTAGGACTAAGTGCCGGCGAGATAGAAAAGTTTAATAAACTATTAGGTGAAAATTCAAAAGACTTAGCATTGTTTGGTGGTACTGCGGCTAAAGGTGTATCCAAATTTGAAACAGTAGCCAATGCTATAACCGCGCCTACAAGTAAACTCAATAAAGAATTCTTACTAATGGGTATCAATAGTGATGCCCAACGTGAACATATAATGAAATATATGGCTGAGGAAGAACGTTTGGGTCTTGCTCAGGGTATATCAGATGCACAACAGATTGCAGGTGCTACAAAATATATTGATAACTTAGACAAGTTGTCAATGATAACCGGAACAAATAGAAAAGAATTAGAAGAAGCTAGAGCCACTGTGATGGCTAATGAGAATTTACGTGCGGCTATCTTTGCGGCAGAACAAGATAGAAGTGAAGCTGGGCAAGCAAGATTAGCTGAATTGAAACGTGCATTTGAAGCATCTGCTATGTTACAGGCAGCCGGTGACACTAAAGGAGCTACTGGAGTTGCTGAATACTTTGCTGGTAGAGGTATAACCGGTCAAGCAAGTGCTGTAGCATACAATCAATTTGCCGGTAAAGGTGGATTGATTGAGGGTATTAAGAAAGGCGCCAGTTCTGCGGAACTATCAACACGTGCGGCTGCTGGGTATGAACGTCAAGCTACAATGATGGCTGACACTGGTAGATTTGGTGGTGACACTAGTGGATTGATGACTTCTGGTTTTGGTCAAGCACAAGAGTTTACTGCACGTATGGCTGAGCTTCAAAAGAAGGCAGCCGAAATGGGATATACAAATATATCAGATTATATCGATGCCGAACAAAAAGCTAAGAAAAACACAAAAGATAAAACAACACAACAAAATGCTGAAGTAGCACAACAGCAACAACAAACTGCAATGATACTTGATGGTGCCGCTAAGAAAATGGACGGCGCTGGATTAGCAATGGCAAGTGCTATGAAAGTATTCAATGAATCTGTAGAATTGTTTGGTGATGCTACAAAGAAAATGGCAAAAGATAAAGGTATTGAGGTACCCAAATCGTCTGTAGAACAAACTGCTGAATTAAAATCAGAAATTGTAAAATTAAAAGATTCTATTAGAATTAAAAATCAAAGTATTGATAATCTTGATCCAAAAATTGAAGCTAACAGAGCATATGTTTCTAGGATGAAATCTGAAGTAGAAACATTGAATGGTGATTTAGCTAACGCAGAAAAGAAAATGTCAGTTATATCACAAGCTGAGCCTGCTAATTTACCACCGGGTGCAACAATACCTACTCCACCTGGACCACCTGCACAAGGTGCAACGACTAGAGGAGTGTCTGCATCTGAACCATCAAGTACAGCATCTTCCGATGCACTGATATTTGGTAGTAAGTCAGGAAGTAAAAATAATTTTGACGCTTTGACAGCCGGCTTTAAAGATAGAGTACTTGCGGCTGCACAAGCTTTTAATAGTGCAACTGGTAGTAAGATTAAAATTAATAGCGCAAAACGTGATTCCGAAGACCAACAAAGACTTTGGGATGAATCAGTTGCGGCCGGAAGACCGGGCAAAACTGCTACAGGAATGCCAATTGGTAAACCGGGTAGAAGTAAGCATGAACGCGGATTAGCAGTTGATATTCAAAACTATAATGATCCAAACGCAGTTGCGGCAATGAATAAGCAAGGATTGTTTCAAACAGTTCCAAAAGATCCAGTACACTTTGAAGCGGCAAAAACAGGTGCTATGTTCTCTGGTCCATCCGACGGTTACTTTGTTCAGTTGCATGGTAAAGAATTTGTAGGTAATGAAGACCAGCTTGAAGCTATCAAAAAATTACTTGATAAAGTAGAAGAAAGTGGATTGTTATCTGATAGTGCAAGCACCGGTAGTGCAGATTACGATGACGCTTCAAGTTTAATTATAGAAAAATTCACCGTTATGTTAGAGTCTAAGGCTGATGAATTATTGGACAAGATTAAATTTGGTAATAGAGTTGATACCGATTTATTAAATTATTCACAGGGATAACGCTAAATATACAATAGGCCCTATTCATTATGACATACACGAAACGATTTACCAGAGTTAACGCATCCGGAACTATGAGTCCACTAGGTGGAGGAAGTACAACCGGTTCATGGAACAGCAATGCTGGACAAGGTAATACCCCTAATGGTTATACCAATGATGATTTTGGCTACAAGAATTATCGTAGTAGACTTCCAGAAGTTTATACAGGTCACCCAAATCGTATTGAGCGTTATAATCAATATGAAATGATGGACGTTGATGCTGAAATTAATGCATGTTTAGATATTATCGCTGAGTTCAGTACACAGAAAAACGAGCATAATAAGACTCCATTCAACTTAAATTTCAAAGATGAACCAACTCCCCATGAGATTGAGTTATTAAAAACTCAATTACAACAATGGTGTAAGTTGAATGAATTTGAAACACGTATCTTTAAAATCTTTAGAAACTGTTTAAAGTATGGAGATCAAGTATTCGTGCGTGACCCAGAAAACTTTAAGTTATATTGGGTAGATATGATTAAAGTTATCAAAGTTATTGTTAACGAAAGTGAAGGTAAGAAACCTGAGCAGTATGTTATTAAAGACGTAAACATTAATTTAGAGAACTTAGTTGTAGCACAGAAAACAAATACAGACTTTGCCGCTAATCCAGCAACTGGTATGGGCGGTACAGGTGGCGGATCAGGTGCAGGCGGCGGGTATACTGTACCAAGCGCAAATAATACAACAGGGTCACGTTTCACGTTGGGCTTTAACGAAGCCGCTATTGATTCTAAGCACGTAGTTCATATGAGTTTAACTGAAGGTCTTGATAGATTTTGGCCCTTTGGTCAATCAATCTTAGAAAATATCTTTAAAGTTTATAAGCAAAAAGAATTATTAGAAGACGCGGTTTTAATCTATCGTGTACAACGAGCACCGGAACGTAGAGTGTTTAAGATTGACGTTGGTAACATGCCAAGTCACATGGCTATGGCATTCGTTGAACGTATTAAGAACGAGATTCATCAAAGACGTATCCCAAGTATGTATGGTGGACAAGCTATTGTTGATGCTACATACAATCCATTGAGTATGAACGAAGATTACTTCTTCCCAGTTACTGCTGATGGTCGTGGTTCAAGTGTTGACTTACTGCCCGGTGGACAGAATTTAGGTGAAATTGATGACTTGAAATACTTCAACAATCGTTTAGCACGTGGACTACGTGTACCAAGTTCATATTTGCCTACTGGTCCTG